TGTTCCGGCAGAACTACAGCGACCACACGGTGCTGCACCTGACGGGGCAACTGGATGAACGTGTCGGAAAGTTTGTGGGTCGTAGCGACCGTGACCGACGCCTCGAAGAACTTGTTACGAACGCCAGGAACCAAACCTTAGGAGAGCTCTGATGGCACCCAATCCTCGAACGTACCGGTTCACGGTCAAGGGGCAACCCAGAGCGAAGGGGCGTCCCCGCTTCGGGAAGGGACGCACCTACACGCCGCACGGCACCGTCGTCGCTGAGGCCAAGATCGCTGCATCATACGCAGGACCGAAGTTTGAGGGGCCGGTGTCGCTGGCGTGCGTGTTCTCCAAGGACCGGGTGACGATCACGTTGACACCGATAGAGATGGACAAGTCTCCGTTGCGGGGGGACGTGTCCAACTACCTGAAACTGGTCGAGGATGCTCTGAACGGTCACGCCTATGAGGATGACCGGCAGGTTCATCGTCTGATCGGAAAGAAGAAATGATGCAGATTGAACTGGACCCGTGGGAGTACGAACATGCATTGCATGTTGGTGCCCGTCGGTTCATCGAGAACTGGGGCAAGGCGGATGCCGCCCACTACGACAAGAAGCGCATGGAGGACAACCGCACCGCTCTGGCTGCCGCATCCGTGGGGGAACTGGCCGTGGCGAAGGTCACGAACCAGTATTGGCCGGGGCACGTCTGGCACAAGTCGGACCATAAGGTTTACAGGCATCTGCCTGATGTGGGGCACAACATCGAGGTGCGTCGGGTGCGGACCAGCACCAGCGCCGCTGTACGCCGACGCCAGTTAGGCATGGGGCTTGTGCTGTGGGTGGTGCAACCTGTTCCGCCGGAGTTCCGCGTCGTCGACATCCTGGGCTGGATCGACTATGACGAGGCGTGGGAAAAGGGTGAACCGTCGCATTACGACCCGGAGAACACACGGGTCATTGGGGAGCAGTTTCTGAACGCACCGTCTATTGAGTAGGGCGGAGCGGGGAGCATGGACAGCCGACCCGTACCTGATGGATGTTCTCATGGGGCCGGCTCAGGCGGATCGTCCAGCGTTGGCGATCCGACCGTGGGCGCAACGCCGCCCTGAGAACCATTACGAGGCTTTGCTGCTGTCAGCACCTGGGGTTGAACCCGAGGAAAGCATCGCGGAACAGGACGAACTACGGGAGATCGTCGCTGATGCCCTGGATTGCCTCACCGAGGAAGAACGGTGGATCTTCCTCATGTTGACCACGGTGCGGTTGAGTCTGCGTTTCGTCGGTCGTGTCCTGGGTATACCGAAGACGACGTTGGCGCGTAAACGCGACCGGATCATTCAGAAACTACAGGCAGCGTTGCTTGAATCACCTGTCATACATGAACGAATACGGTCCTATTCTTCTGTGAAGTCGTAGAGCGTCAGGCACTGTTCGAGCATCTCGACGAACCCGGTGACCCATCCGAGAACCCGTGACAGGGCGATCAGGTCGTTGCCGCTGGCATCCTGCCAACCGCCGACCATTGCTTCTGCTTCGGGGCGTTGGAACACCAGGAGGACACCGAGTCGGTCGCCGTACCAGGATGCGTGGGTGCCGTCGTCGATGTTGAGAAGGTGCCGGCTTTCCTGGAAGGAACGCAGAACGTCTTCTTCGATCTGGACGCCGTTCGATGCCATGAAGTCCCCCCATCGTGCATCAAAATCGGCATTGTCCATGACTACCTCGTTACACGATCCTGACAGTAAGTCTTGACAACACTGAGAGCCGCAGCCGCCGCCGCGACCAGAGCCGTCTTGACTGACGCCAAATCGGATATGATAAACACCGCTAGGAACGCTTGGGCGAATGTCCACGCCGCCCTCTCCAACAAGTTGCTCATTTCTTTCCTTTCGATTTTGGTTTCGCTTTGTCGTAGGCGATGGCGGCTGCCTGGTCCCGTGGGTACCCTTCGGTAATCAACTTGCCGATGTTGTGGCCGATCACGTCCTGACTGGAACCCTTTTTCAGGGGCATGTCAGTAACGGGGGCGTCGAGGCTTTTTGCCTGGCATCGTCTTGACCTTCCTGTTCGGCCAGAGTGGTGAACACGTCCAGCAACGACGGCCTATCTGCATCCTCGATGAGTGCCTCGCGCTTATCCCGCGGCACGAAGGTTATTCCGTGTCCCACAGCGCCTGGCGGGCGCCCTCTTTCGACTGGCCGGCGGGGAGTTGGAACGTCGACCCCTTCTTCGCCGTGGTGACCAGCACCTTGTCGGCGGTCACCGACTTCGGAGTTGAACCATCCCTCATAGTGCCCTACTTTCCGAAGGGGCGGCCACCGTGAGCGGCATTCCCCAACTTTGTCTTGCGGAGATACGCCGCGTCCTTCTTCGCCTTCACGCTCATGGCGTGCATGTTGTCCTTCGAGGACGAGTCGTACGGCTGCTTGTCCTGCGAACCGAACGTCTTCTCGAATGTTCCGTAACCTTTGCCCTTCGGCATGTGGGTACCTCCTATTAGATGGGTGGGGTGTCCCCCTAGACGAAGAACAGCGCCGTCCAGGTAGACCGGTCGAGAACACCGTTCGGCTTCAAGAAACCCATAGCCTTCTCGAACTTCTGCACGGCAGCGGCTGTACGCCTACCATAGATACCATCCACAGGACCAGGAGCATACCCCCGGTGTCTCAGATGCGCCTGAGCGACCCGTACAGCCTCTCCACGGCTCCGCCGGCGCCTCGACAGGGGAGAGGCCGCCACACGGTCCCCCAGAGCCCTCAGATAGGCTGCAATCCCCGCCCAGTCAATGTCGGAAGGTGGACCCTGATCCACCCTCCCCCCATCCGTCAACCACTTGTACAACCAATCACCAGGACACGTCGACGACGACACATCCCGATGCCCCCGCACCCACAACGAACCCCCATACCGGAACTGCACATCATCAATGACCAACTGGATAGCCTTCAACGCCACCATCGGCACCGCGTCATACCCCCACCCGGTATAACAGATCGACTCCGAACGGGCATTCCAACCCCTCGTAGCAGCACCACGCACACCAGCACCACGCCCCTCGAACACCCCACCAGCCGGATCCACCAACCAGTTGTAGGCAATCCCATCCCACTTACGGGTATCCATGTGATACGCCTCGAAAGCCCTCACCGCAGCAATCCCCGACGGACCACCCTCCACACCGCTGTGATGCAACACGACACCCTTCACACGGTGCGGACGCAACGCACGAAACGGTTTCGCCGGCTCACGCGCCCCCCACTCCAACCGGTTCATCCATCCGCCAGGCATAAGAGTGGAACTCACCGAATCCTCATCTCAATATCGATCAGGTCACGCATCTTCTCATCAAACGCCCGATCATTCCGCAACATCTGATTACGCTTCTCATGCGGATCATTGATCCGCACCTGCGTACCGAACACCGTCGACACAACAGTCGACATGACACGCCGCGAATAGCGTTCCTCATTCGGAAACAACCTACGGAACCGCGCCAAGAACGGCATCCAACTATCCATCATGTAAAGATCCCGGTCCCGCATCTTGTAATCCCCCTTCTTGTTCTTCTTCGCCTTCCCCGCCAAAGCCAAAGCCTGCATCAGGAAAGGGAACCTAGCATACACCGGGGGTACCTGCTGATACCTGCCGCTGAACGGCAGATCAGCGAAGAACTGCTTCCCCGCCCAAATCTCCAAAGGCACCTTCACCGGAGGGGCAGCCGACTCAGCAAACACACGCGTTATCGAAGTCGGCTCCTTCAACAAACGGTTCAGATCCCGGAACGGTAGATCAGGAAGCCAATACGACTGGTAGTCGTTGATCTTCCACGGCAACCGGACAGCCATATTCTCCAAGAAATAATCCGGGACGATACCCTCCTCTTTCGACTGGAGCTCCAAGTTGCCCTTCACCTGCATCAGACGCCCCCACGCATACGGATGCTTCCCCAGGCTCTCAACCAGAACCGGAACAACATTCTTCTGCCACGTCCAGAACGGAATGATCCGCCGCATCTTCCGCTCCGTACCCGTCAGATCCGCATAGTTGAAATGCAACCGGTACACCTGACCGGCAGCCTCCCCAATCGAACCCCCCTTCTGCAACACATCGAACGCCAGGGCGCCACGCAACACCGTTTCCATCTGCTCATTCGTCGACCGGATAAACCGGAACGGAGCGAACTCCGTCGACCCAGGGTTGAACACCACATCTATCGGGTTTCCCGTAATCGGGTTGCGCGACTCCTTGACAAGTCTCATAGCGACAGCCCTGTCAACTTCCGTGATGACCTGACCGCCACCAACGATGCCGCTGTCCAGGACACGCCTGATCGTACGCAACTCGTTGATGTCGACACGGGAACCGAACCCGACAGACACCCTGCTCTTGGTCGAGTTGCTCAACGCGTCGATCATCTTGTCGACACCCGCCACGGCATTCCCTTCACCGGCCCGCATCGCCCTGAAGTACGTTCCCGCAAACTTGTTCGTCGAACCCAACTCCATCAGACCGAACGCATACGACAACCAGGAACCCCCCAAACCGTTGCGAAGAACGAAGCCGGGTGTGGACACGGCCTGCGCCTTCCAGTAGTTCAGAAACTTGTCGTACCACTTCAAGAACATGCTGAAATCGCCGCCACTCGAAGTCGTCTTGAACAACCCGTTCAGCATCTCGAACAACGGAGCAGTCTGCTCACCCTGCAACGGTGCCTGCCACCCCGTCGACCACTTCTCATCCGCCGTGTTCGGACCCCACTGGGCGGCCGTCTGCTCCGTCAACACCTCATCGAACAGATCCCTGTTCCTCGTGACGTTGAACCTACGCAGATCCTCCTGGAACAGTTCCAGATCCGAACGCCCAACAAACCTATCTGGACCCTCCTTCTGCTTCTGTCGCCGCGGATACGCCTGAGCCTTCTCCGCCCCCTTTAGACCCCCCAGGGTGGATGCCTCAGCCTGGAGTTGACGTATCCGTCCCTGCATCAACGCAATGTCAGCCTCCGCCTCCAACCCCTGCATCATCGCCTTCTGAGCGTCGCTGTAATGTTCCGAAGCGTACGCCAGGTGGTTCAGACGCTCAGCGTGGGTCAACAGTTCACGCTCCGCCTCCGGCAACACCCACGGCCTCTCAGGCTGATCCACCGGCAGGCGCCACATCGGCTCATCCATCCACGCCAAACCCGTCACACCGGCAAACCCGGTCGTTTCCGTCTGACCCGTCAACGTCGCTATCGCCTGCCGCATCCCCGGCTGGCGTGCAGCGCCCTTCCACGCGGGACCAATCGCACCCAGGGCCACCTCAGCCTGCTTCTGAGCCTGAGTCGGATGCTTCGGCAACTTCGTACCCTTGGCGGCGACACCCTTACCGGTCCAACGCCGCTGGAACACCCCCTGCGCCCACCTCTCAATCGCCCTCTCCGCCTCATAGTAGGTCGTGAACTTCGTTCCAGGCCCCAACGGCACCCGTGTGCCCCCCTTCACAGCCCCCGTCTTCGCAGGAGCTCTCTTCAACCCCGCCGGCGCGGCCACAATCCGCACCGTCTTACCCGTCTTCACCCCGGTGAACTCGATCTGGAAGTCACCGAAAGGCGTACGCACCATGACCTGCTCATAGGTCGGCCCGAACCGCCCATTCTGGAACCTGTAGGCATACATTCCCTGTGGATCCTTGGCCGTGGCCGCAGCGGTCGCTGCGGCCGCATCCTCGTCGAAGGCACGGGCAACATCGGCCACCGTTTCCGATGGTGCAACAGGCCAGGGCTCGGTGACGCCGGTCCCCGCCTCCGGTCCGTAAGACTTCGCCCACAGCGGATCCAGAGCGGCACCCTCCTCGCGCAACAGACGCTCATAGTTGGCGCTTCTCTGGACCCGACCCGCTTCGATCTCGAACAGTTCCTGAGTGATCTCGCCAACCCGCGTCGCCTCTGCCACCTGTGCGGCAACCGTGCGCTTGACAGCCTTGGGCTTGACCGCCTCCGCAGCCGCAGCACGGGGCCTCAGATCCTCTGGTCGATACGAGACACCAACAAACGTGAACCCCTTCTCCTCCAACACTTCGCGATGACGCCAGCCGCTCACCCAGGTTTCTATGGAGGGCTCGCCATCAAACCGGCTGCTCTCATAGATCCGTCTGGGTGATTCATACTGCCCCGCCTCACCCAGCCGCACCACATACACGTCTTCAATGTTGAGTTCGGAGGGATTCCAACCCCCCTCTAGGGGCATCCGAACCACTAACGCCTGATCTTTGGCCTCATTGTAGGCAAGCACCTTACCTTCACCCCCACTCCAACTCTGCCCTCCCGGCCAGTACGGTCGCGACCCTTTTTGGTGCCGTTTCGCCCACGAAGTTACCGTTACCTGGGTAGGAATCTTCGGCGGTGTAACCGCCTCCGCAGCAATCTCACGGGCCGTCGGTGGCGACACAGTCGGCGGCGGTGGAAACGCCTCTCCATGCTTCTCCAAGTCATCCAAATACTGCTTCAACTTCTCAGCGTACTTGCCCTGCGCCTCAGCATCCCACGGCTTCTTGACAGGCCAGTACAACGGAGCTCCCAGATCGCCCTGAGGGCCGACACCCTTTCCAAGCGGGTATATGGCCTCCACAAACACCAACACCTCCTCCTCCGAAGCACCCAGACGGCCGTACTCGCCAACCTTCCGCCCACCCCTCGGCTTGCCAGGCATCGGCAACCAGCCATGATGTGTGCCAGCCAAAAACGACTCAACGTCCTCCGCCACATCACGCCTGAACTGATTCCACTCCCGGCCGGTGAAGGTTCTCTGCTCGGCCAGCGTTTGCTCGTAAGCCTGCACCCAGCCCTTGACCTGGCGGACCCGATCATTCACATGGAGTCCTTCCGCAGCCGCCGCTCCTACCGCCTCCGCAGCCGCTGCCGGAGGCGGTGTGACCGCCTCCGCAGCCACAGCACGGGGAGTCCGAAGCGTCGGCGTCGGCGCATCCCACATATACAGATCCAACTGT